GCCTACAGACAATCTAGACGCTATTACTATCGACGTTTGCGCGTTATCTGCAATGTCTCAAATTTGCCAGTTCGAATTAGAGCAGTCTTTCTTGGCTTTGCAAATGGCACAAGGTTCTAACGGCGACTTTAGCGTAGCTTCTTTCATGTCTTACTACTGGAATGAAATGGCTGGACGTATCGGTAACGACTTAGAGTTAATCCGTTGGCAAGGTGACACAGAAAGCACAGACCCAGTTTTATCTTTGTGTGATGGTTACTTGAAAAAATTGTGTGCAGACGCAGACGTAGTAGGTTTATATTCTGCTGCAATTACAAGCGCTAACGTATTGGCTCAAATGACTGCTGTACTTCAAGCGTCACCAGCTGCAGTTCAAGCAAAACGTTCTGACCTTCGTTTGTTCGTTTCTTCTGACGTATTCGTAAACTACCAAATTGCTGCGGCTTCTGGTAACACTTTGACTTACGTTACTGCACCTTTAGCGCCTACGTTCTTAGGAATTAAAATCGTTCTTGCAGAAGGTATGCCAACGTCAACTATGGTATTAGCTTTGAAAACAGACCTTATCTACGCATTTGACTCTGATGGAGACTCTAAAGCATTGAAAGCTGTTAATCTTGCTGACTCAGTAGCTGAACCTTACATTCGTACACGTGCTAACTTGAAAGCTGGTTTCGCATATACGAACCCTAGCCAGATTGTAGTTTATAACGTTTGTTTCGACTAGTCAATAAACAACTAAAATAACGGGGGTGGGTAATGCGCCCGCCCCTTTTTTTTAACTTTAAAATATATTTTATCATGGCTTGTGCTACTTTACAAGAAATCCTTAAAGGATGCGACCCTAATAGCGGGGGTATATATACGCTATTAATAAACCAACAAGACGAAATTACTTCAATTACTACTAACGAAACTACTACTAACTGGGAAGTAACCGCTATTGCACATACAACGCCTTTCGTGGCTTTGGAGTTCAAACGTAATACTGGTAACTTTACAGAAGAAGGCGCTATTGACTTAGTGAACGGGTCGTCTTATGTTACTCAAACAATTAACTTAATGTTCCACAGACGCGACCAAGAGAAGTCGAAAGCTATTAAAATCTTAGGCGCTGGACAACAATACTTAACAGCTGTCGTAGGTGACGCTAACGGTAAGTATTGGTATTTCCCTTACTTGCAAGTTACAGCATACGGCGAAGGTTCGGGAACTGCTAGAGCAGACGGATCTAAATACTCTTTAGTTCTTACAGCTGAAAACGAAAGTTTAGCTTACGAAGTAGACCCTACTATTATTGCTAGTCTTACAGTTTAATTGGTTTTAGTTACATTCTAGAAACGTAACACTTATAACAACCCTACCTAATCTGGTGGGGTTTGTTGTTTTATGAACATTTGCTTTTTAACTTTTAATATAGTTATGATTTACATTGAAAAAGGACAAGTTAATACGTTTGCTTTGACGCTGTCAGAAGTAACAACGTTAGTAGACCCCTTTTATTTATTCGTTTTTGAAGACGAATTTAACACGGCTGTCGATCCGATATATTGGATAGGCGCAGACACGTCTAGTTACCCTTATAGATACAACCTATTTACGTTAGAAGAAGGCGTAGACTTAGATTTATTGAAAGGTCAATACACCTATAAAGTGTTTGAAAGCCTAACAGACATAGTAATAGACGAAAACACGAATACAGAAGAACTTAATTTAATCGAAGAAGGGCGCATGGTGGTAAGCGGTGTAGCTGTTTCTTCTATATATGAATAAAATATGGGAATTTTTGACAGATTTAAACAACAAAAACCAGAAGTAGTAGAAGGCTATCAGTCATTTAGTACGCCTTTCGGTAAGATAGGCAACGCTAACTTGTCTCTACCTTACGTAAACGGACGTTACCAAGTGTCTGGCTACATTCCGTTTGGTCAAGACAACCTATTTCCAGAAACTTTAAACCAGCTTTATTTTACTAGCCCACTTCATGGGGCAATTGTGGACTTTAAAGTTAACGCTACTATAGGCGCGGGCTACCAATTAAAGACGGACAAGTTAACGCCAGATGAAAAGCTAGATATTTACACGTGGGAAAAGAAACTAAAGTTAGCTAAGTCTGTTCGACTAGTGGCTAAACAAATCGTACTACACAACCGCGTTTATTTTATGCTGCACTTTGACGAAAAGCACAAAGTAAAAAGAGTAGAAAACATTTCGCCAGAAAAGGTTCGTATTAATCGCGCGAAAGATTGTTATTTTTTATGTGACGATTGGGCGTCTAGAATTGACGTAATTCCAGTTACTAAATATCACCCGTTAAATACGGACAAATGCCAGCTTTACGCTTACGAATTGCCGTCAATTGGTCAAGATTTTTATAGTTTGCCAACATATTCGAGTGCTTTAAATTTTGCGTTTTTGAGTGGCGAGTTAAGTTACTTTGCAAAATCAAACATTCAAAACTCTATTTTCCCGTCTTTTGCAATGATGTTCCCAAAACGTCCACAAAGCGAAGAGGAGAAAAAAATGCTACGCGATTCGATAGAGCGGATGAAAGGAGCTTCCAACGCGGGCAAAGGAATTGCTTTTTTCGCCAATTCACCAGACCAATTACCTAAAATCGAAAGCATCCCGACTAATTCAAACGACAAACTATTTCAAGAAGCTAGCGGACTAAACACCGAACAAATCTGTTTTGCGCATACAATCGACCCTATCTTAATGGGTGTGCGTACAACTGGATCACTAGGTAACGGCGCAGACATTAAACAAGCCTATATTATTTTTGAAAAGAATGTAGTTATTCCTTTACGTGAAATGGTAGAAGAAGTCTTTACAGAATTGCTTTTAATCTGCAAACAAAAAGCTGACTTTACTATTAAGAATTTCCAAATAATTAATGAAACTATTGTAGAAGTAGAAGGTGACGCTAGTAAAACACAAGACGCGCTTAATGCAATGAGTCCACTAGTAGCGACAAAGGTACTTAATACAATGACAACTAACGAAGTTCGCGCCCTTGCAAGTTTAGCACCTATCGAAGGTGGCGACGTAGTACCAAGTTCAACGCCAACAACTATTTAAGATGCTATACTTTATAACAGAAACATATTTAAAGACGAACACACCTATTACGGCAAACGTAGACGTAACAGACGTAACGCCGTACATTAAAACACAAGCGGATTTAAGAGTACAACCGATTCTAGGTAGTGTCTTTTATAACTACTTACTAGCTGAATATAACGCGCAAACGTTAAACCCAGACGAAGAAACGCTAGTAGGTTTTATACAGCCCGTAGTGGCGTGGCGTTCAGCAGAAGACGCTGTTTTTGGACTATCTTACCAGCTTAAAAACAAAGGTCTTCAAACTCAAAACGGCGACTTTTCAAATAGTGTAAGTCGTACAGAAGTAGTTTTCGGAATGGAACATTTCGCACAAAAGGCGTCTTTCTTTGAAGCTAGATTAATTAAATACCTATTAGCTAACAAAAACTTATTTCCAGAGTTCACTAGTCAAGAAAACCGCGACACGGATTTACGCCCACAAATAGAAATGTGCGATTGTGTAGGAACTTGTTACGGACGTTGTGGTCAGCGCTACAATGACAACGGATATAATAACGCTATAATGGTATTTTAATGAAGTCTAAGCTATCTATTTTCATTCTTTCGGCGTGTGCTATTCTTTCACCAGTTAAGCCACTTATTTTAGTAGCTGTTTTATCTATTATTTTAGACACGGCTTTCGGTATCTGGCGAAGCGTTAAAAAGGGTGGCTGGAAATCAATAAGAAGTAGACGACTTTCGCACACTATCAGTAAGTCTTTGCTTTATTCGGGCGCTATTGTGTTCATTTTCTTAATGGAAAAGTACGTGGTTTCAGACATTCTAGGGCATTTTATTGCTATTGACTTAGTATTAACTAAAGCGTTTACTTTCTTTTGTGTCATTACAGAAGTTAAAAGCATTAACGAAAGCTACTTTAGTGTAACTGGCGTAAATGTTTGGGACAAGTTTATAAATTTTGTTAAACGATCTAAAGAAAATTTCGACGAACTAAGATGAAAAAACTAGACATTCAAGCTATTAAACAAGTTAGGTTAAAAGACAATCAGTATTTTGCTGAAAGTTCACCTAAAACTCAAATCTATTTACACCACACGGCGGGAAATGGAAACGCTGAAGGGGTTTCTAGATACTGGAATGGTAACGACAGCCGAATAGCTACGGCTTTTATCATTGGTGAAAATGGAACGATCGTTCAATGTTTTTCATCTAAGCATTGGGCGTGGCATTTAGGTATTGATCAAGAAGACTTTGCACGTAATGGCGCTAAATATTCCAACTTAAATAAACTTTCAGTAGGTATAGAGGTGTGCAATTGGGGCTACCTTAAAAAGAAAGGCGACAAGTATTATAATTACGCTGGCGGTGTAGTTAATCCGTCTTACGTTACTGAACTAGAAACACCTTACAAGGGTTATAAATATTGGTATAAATATAGCGACGCACAAATAGAGTCTTTACGCCAGTTAGTCGAATACCTTTGCGAAACTTACGACATTCCAAAAGACTACAGAAGCGAAATTTGGGCAATTGACAAAGAAGCATTTAAAGGGGCTAAAGGAATCTTTACCCATAACTCGGTTCGTAAAGACAAAAGCGACATGTACCCAGACCCCCGCGTAATTAAAATGCTCCAAAACCTTTAACACATGAGGGTTTCAATTATAATTCTGTCGCTAATTTCTACTATATTTGCGACAAGTTGCAGCGTGAACTATCATTTACGCA